CTGGTTATAAAGTCCAATATTCCTGCCATAATAACCTCTTAAAGTGCGCCAAGACCTAGCGATAAATAATCAAATAATCCAGCGTTTTTCTCTGTAGAAGTGCTACCCACTGCTGGAGCGCCGCCTACCGCCTGTAGAAGATACTGCAGAGACTGAGCTGGTGCGCCTGTATAACCTGCATACTGACCTTTAGATTCGTTGATCAACTGCTGCTGCAATGCTTGTTGCATAGCGCCCTGCTGATCCATGCGGTTCTGAACATCCTGCCCCATACCAAAGCCTAGGTTAGACAAGTTACCTAGCTGTGAGCCTGCCTGTAGGCGCTGCTGTGAACCTTGTAGACCTGCCTGTTGATTCTGCATACTAGCTTGGCGAGCCATATCTTGAGCGTTCTGATAACCTGTCTGGCGCAAGCCTGAAGCTGTACGTGCCGCTTGATCCGCATAAGCTCGGTTAGTCTCTGCCTCTGCAATGCCGTGGCGTGAACCACCAAACGCATTAGCTGCACCTGCTTGTGCACCGCCAACATTCTGCTGCATCTGTCGCGCTCGTTCAATATCGGATAGAGACTGATTAACAACCTGATTTTCATACGGGTTCGTGTATTGCTGCAGGTTTGCTTGGCTTGGTGCGCCAATAGCCATAGGACGGTAACCCATCTCTGACGCTGCGCCCATTCCTGCCTTTTGTATGCCTTGAGCTGCTGCTGTGTTGACGTTAAAACCGCCTTGCTGTGGTGCTGCCATGATCTTATTCCTTAACTTAAATTAGTAGACTATCTGCCGCTGCCGCCAGAAATACCACCATAACCTGAAGACGCTGCCTTACCGCCACCGCTATATGTACTACCGCCGCCGATATACTCACCCTCACCTCCATTGCCACCACCACTTTTAATAACAGGAGAAGGTAATGGATATGTAGTTGCGCTTAGGTTTAGGTTTTCTAAATACCTAGCGTTAGTGTCAGCTTGTGCCTCTTCAGCGAGTCTAGCCGCGTAACGATCAGCTCCTGCGTTCATCTGAGATAAAGCCTCTGCCTGAGTCATTGGAGCATCGCCTAAGCCTCTAGCGTTAAATAGAAGCCCTTGTGCGCCATCTACCGCCCTATCAACTCCACCAAAAATAGTATTGCCCAAGCTTTCAGTCCAAGGTATATCCCTTCGACCACCTTCACCAAAGCTCATATCTCGGTAATCAATTACACCATCACCAGAAATATCCTCTGTAGGGTTGCTGTAACCGTATGGGTTGTATTGGTTGTTAACGCCGTAATAAGCTCCGTCAGAAGAGTTTGCTAGGCCACCAGCTACAGCGGACATATTGCCACCCTTAGCGTAATTAGTATTCATTACTTGCTCTACAGTAGGAGCGTAATTATTCTTTGCTGGAGCGCCTGTAACTGGGTCAATAAACATATCTGCCATAGCTTGATACTGAGCAGGTCTATTAGCTTTAAGCTGGTCAACCGATTCCTGAAACATAGGCGCACTAGAGTAGCCCTGAATGCCACCAGCGAATGTCTGAGCTTCTGGAATGCCTGCAGTAGCGTCAAAGCCTTGTGGGGCCAATCCAAAGGCACTTGCTGCGCCTCCAGTAGATTGCATAGACTGCTGCTGCATAGGCGAGAAGGCTGCTACGTCTGGGCCGTAGTATGGTACATAGCCGATTTGAGACACATCACGGCCTTTGTTGATATTCTCGATAGCTGCATTTTCCAGCCATGCAGGAATCTCTGTGGTGCTTGTTGTTGAACCGCCTTTTGACATGCCTAGAACCTCTTCTCTAATAACACTAGCTGAGACTTCCAGCCGTCATTTTGTAATGCCTTAACCCAACCTTTGCGACCTGTCATAGTAAGACTTTCGCAACCTTGGTCTATGGCCCATTGTACCACTGATTCGTGCATACCCAAAATTTCATTCAGGTCTCCACCACCAAGAAAGACATGTAGAACCTTCTTCCTTGGATATGCTGTAATTTCTGTAACAAGGCATGAGTCTTTAGCAGGCCATAATTGCATACGACCTTCTGTGATCGCTTCTGCAATATCCTCGAATAAATGAGTACCACCACCATACTCTAAAGCCGCATCAATCCATCCTCTACAACGCTCTAGCTCATTCATAGTTGACGTATTCTAGCTGCTGTAAGAACAATACTTGGAGTCGATGGTGCAAACGCTGTAGCAGGAACCGCCTCAAGCTTAATAGCCAAGCTATCACTTGCCCACATAATCTCTAGGTAATCACCTGCAAAGACGTTAAAAATCTGTGTACGACTCAAAACTGTAGTTGTGTCATTCTCTTTGATCGATACTTTGATAGTAGATCCCTGAGCGTCCACGCCATTAACTCTAGGCCAAAACCATACTGTTTTTAAGCTGGCGTTGCTTGACGTTAACTGTGCTGAGAAAGATAGCATGTAGATACCCGCATCAGCGAATACAACTCTTGATGTTGGTGTGCCTAACGCAATATCCTCAGCAGAGCTTGTAGAGTCTAATGGAATTGTTGTTGCTGTGTTTATCGTAGTGATTGTAGCGTCTGTAGTTCTTGTAAAAGCACCATAGCCACCCCTTAACACAATAGGCACGTACTCACCATCCAGCGATACTACAGGCTGTGATTCTATCTGATCCCATAGCAATACACCGTCTTCTGCTGCCGATTCATCAGCAACCTTAAAGCGTAATGAGCTACGAGTCCTAGCAAGCCACAACGATGTACGCTGCGCCCACTGAGGCCAGTTATCATTCAGGAGCTTTGGTGGTACATCTAAGATGCTCAACGCTTGCCTCCTTGTTTGACTTCCAATCTGTTAATGCCAACACGCCAATCGCTAGTGCTAACGCCTTCAATCCGCATACGGATTTGTCTGCCAGTAAAACGTAGGCTAGTGGGGTTAGCCATGTTAAAAGGCCCATATGTTCTTTCCACATCGTTGGGATAGAATCGAGTTTTGAATATAGCGTCAACATCGCCCTGCGTTTTCTCATCTGGTATCATCTGGGTAACCGACATAACATTCTCGCCGTCACCGATAGAGATTGGCCCTGACTCTACGAATGGTTCAACACCATCATAATTAAAGCCTATCTCGTGTTCATAAAGTTTCTTGTCTGTGGCAGAGGCGCTTATAGGGTAGCGGTATACGCCAGAGTCAACAGCAGCAGTTCTAGCCATCAAACCAATAGACCATGTATTGTCGTTGTAGTTATACGCTACATAGCGGTCATTTTCGTTTGAGGCACCAGACGGATAGAACCACCATACCTCACCGTAAGTAGCGTTAGATACTGCTGCCACCTTACTGATCTGGCTTACGTTAATATCAGAAAACACATAATCTGATACGTCACATGGGATCTCTGTAACCTTACCGCCATTATAGCCATAGAATGATCTACGCCCCATCCATATTGCGCCAATATCTACCACTGCTTTTGCACTAGCTGAGACAATGCCACATGATGTTCCTACGCGCTCAATACCATAAACGTAAGGTGGGCCACTATAGCTAGCAACATGAGCATCTGTATCGGTTAGTATAAGCGTCTGGTTCTGAACCTTAACGCCACACTGAATGCGTCCACTTGTCTGCAGCTCTAGATCACCTGCCTCGTTAGTGGCTGCTGGAGTCCATGTAGTGTTATCTTCACGGTCTGACCATTGTACTAATCGTGGGTTACCACCAGCACCAAGAGCCATTAAAAACCGCTCTTCAGTCACTACAATAGATCTACAACTGGTAGGTGCGTTAGCAATCACTACCGCTGGAGTACCTGTAACTAGCGACCATTCGTAAATTTTACCGTCTGCGTTAGAGCAGGCCACCATGTTTTCACCCCATGAGTCTAACGCCCATGAAGTTGCTGGTGTGATCGTAGACGCTTCTATACGAGCAATACCATAGTATTCTTGACCATAGAATGAGTTACCGTAGCCAACAGGGTTTAAGGCATCTTCAGTGCCAGCCACCAATCCTGCTGGGCTAATGTCATACTGGGTTCCAGCCGAATTATAAATGTATAGCGCATTGTAAGTACCCGCACCAATCCAACGATCAGAGCTGTTATCTATCCATGCGTGTAAGCCACGAACCTTAGCGGCTGTAGCTGTGTCACTGCGAGGTCTCCACCCACCAATGGGCCGTAGGGTATTGTCATGCCAGCGTACTAGGTTGGAATCGCGCCAGCGCCCTGACGATTGCAAGTCAGTACCGTTACGGTATATGCCTGCAGGTAAATCCAATTTGATTAGCGCCATGTCTATCCCTTCAAGTAAATAGCAACCCCGAAGAGCGCTCCCATTATTAATAACAGTGTACCACCAATCTTAATGCCGATGGTGACGTTCTCTTCCAGTGCTTTGGCTCGCTGGTGTCGCCTACGCGCCTCAAGTCTTACCTGCTCCTTCTGATCCCTTGACCACTCCGCTTTAAACTGCACGAAGTTTGCGTATCCAAGTAGACCTTGTTTGTTGAGCATATACTTCAGCTCGTCTTCTTGCTTGCGTAATTGCTGCTGTGCCTGATAAGCCTCAAGTGCCGAACCTTTGCCTTTAGTAGCAACCTCTTTAGCTATATCGTTCTCAGCTTTGAAGTATTTGCTAGTGGCATCAGCTACATCAAATAGCTCCTTACCATTAGATAAGGCTTGTTTAATAACTTTGAAGGCAGCATTGGCTATTGCGAGTTCAGCTAGCATTTAGCCACCCAATGTAGCGTACTGTACGCGGTTGGCGAATAAGGCTTACTTGGAGGCTGTATACGCATGTAATCCTGCTTCCTTATTACCTGTGGCTCAGTAACCAACACCTGTCCCACTGGCGCTGTGGCAGGCGCTATGTGGGTTGGGTATAAGCTGGTTAAGTCTGACCACACTTAGGCAGCAACAGGCATCAGTGCTTTTAGCTCTTCCGCTGTACTCGCTGCTTCCATAGACACTTGCAATGCTGCATCATCTGTACGGATAACTTCACGGGCTGCTTC